TTCTACTTCGGTGGTCGGACTATGGAGAAAATTGCAGATAAGGTAGGAAAGAAATGAAAGAACAGGTTATATTTGATATTGCTAAGATGATCGCTAGGACTCTAGCTTTCGTGATGGTTGCCATGACCACGACTTTGTTGGGTGCTATGTTTATGCCTAACAGTGTTATAGACAACAAGGACATATTCCCAATCATTGCCCCTGCATTCTCCACGATTGTCGGTGGCTTTATCGGTTGGTTGGCTGCTATCAAGATGAACGGTAGCGATGAGGAGAAGACTAATGCAGCTGAGTGAACACTTTACTCTTGAAGAGGCTACACATAGCGACACAGCTATCCGTCAGGGCATTGACAATCAACCCTCTACTCTCCAGCTTGAGAACATGAAGGTTGCAGCACAGAAGCTGGAGCAACTGAGAGCCGTTACAGGCCCATTGAACATCAATTCATGGTTACGTCTACCAGCTGTTAACGTGGCTGTTGGAGGCTCTAAGGTTAGCTCTCACATGGATGGTTGGGCTATTGATGTCTCTAGCTCTAAGATGACTCCTTACCAACTATGTCAGGAAGTCAAGAAGGCTGGTATCAAGTTCGATCAGATGATCCATGAGTTTGGTCGTTGGATGCACATCTCCTTTGCCCCTGAGATGAGACAACAAGAGCTTACTATCTTCAAACCTGAAGGTAAGTACAAAGCAGGTATCCTAACGGAAGCTGAATACAAAGCTGCTTGATAATAGATACAATAAAGCCTCTAATGTTCCTTTTGAGAGCATTAGAGGCTTTTTGTTGTCCCTTGTCTATTGGAATAGTAAGGCTATGTTAAAGAATCCTAGATGGATAATCACCGCTGTGCAGAATTGAAACTTATCCTCCGCAGTCTCTATTATAGCTTCATCAGTTTGGACAATTCCTAGTACAAAACCACCTGACCAATCAAAATCTATCATCATGTCCAATGTCTCCAAGTGTTAGCAATAATGTGAGCGCAGGTGACCATTTCGACCACCCGCATCAGAACATAGATATTAAATTTCACAAGCGCCAGCTGTACAAGCTAGGGTCTGAACCCCTTCAACGTTGTCGGTGACTTCACGCATTTCGTTCCAGTCAATCTCTGTCGGCATCCCACTAAGAAGAAGATTATATTGGCTTTCGTCGATACTTTCATAGGGAGCCTGACGATAAGTGCCACCATCCATAGGTAAGTACGAAACACCAGTGATCTCATCGAAGTTCTCCCATGTCCAAGCGCCTACCTTAGGCCACTCATTCTCGTTAACTGAAATAGTCACTGAAGGCTTGTGCTCACACCAGTGACGTTGGAATGTCAACCACAAGTCCAAGTGTTCGATAGCTGACAAGTCCTCACGTAGACGAGCACCCTCTGGTGTCTTCATCGGGAATGAGAAGATAGTTGTTGACTCAGGCTTCATGACACAAGGCTCCCAAGGGAAACCAGCATTCTTCAAGAAAGCAGTGATTGGATCCTTGGCATCAGAGCGTACGCGACGAATGAAATAAGCGCTATGTTGAGGATGAATGCCGCTAGCAGTACCAGTGAGCTGGCTAACAGTGCCTTCGGGTTTGACACAAGTAATCGCAGCAGACACATTGATCCCAAGTTCAGCAGCAAGATGCTTATTAGTATCCACAGCAACATTCTTTAGCTCCTCAAGACGGGCAGGTAGTTCTTTATCGTAGGCGTCATTGAGCAAGGTATTGTCTAGGATACCAGTCATGGAGACACCCAACAAACGCTCTTCCTCAGTGTTAGTCTGCCACACCTTACGAAGGTACGGGAAGTTAGTCAAGGTCGATTGGAAGGTTCCCAAGATTGTCGCAATAGCGACTTTTTCTTTAAGAGACTCCAATGTATCCCCCGCACGAACAATAACTGAGCTGAGGTTGCAAAACTGGTAAGGCCTGAGAATGATTTCAGAACAAGGGTTAGTACCCCATTCTTTACCGAGTACACGGCGACCATTCTTAGACGCTTGAATCTCCGAAGCATAACGGTTAAAAATTCCACGCTCACCTGAGTGACTCTCATAAATGTTGCTCCATTCCCGCATAAACTGGCCTACATCAGGCTTGACATCGTACACTGCTGAGTTGTTAGCCAAGGCCCGTTGACCATTGCCATCCCACCAGTTACCTGCTTTAGCCTTAGCCATGCGGTCATCACCCAAGTCAGACAGAGAGATCATCGCAGATCGACGTACTCCGCCGACAACAACAACTTCCCCGATCTTGCAGAGAATGTCATGTGCTTCAATCGAGAATAGTTTCCGACCCTGCGCTCCCTTGAACTTCTGTACGACATATTTGAAGAGATCGACCAATGGCTCAGGGCCACTTGCACGACCACCGAATGTTTTAAGGCGTGCTCCTTGCGGACGTACAGCAGAGACATCCCACTTAGGTACTTCACCAGCCCACAGGAGGGCGAGTACTTGACGGAGAGCCTTAGCCCATCCTTCTTTGGAGTCTTTAACGTGAACCACAGTATTAGACTCATAAAGCTTTTCAGGGATCTCAGGTAACTTGTTGACATACTTCTGCTCCACAGAGAAACCTACGCCTGTACCACACAGAAGAATGTACATAGCTTCATCAAAGGCCTTAGGGTCGTCAATGGGCATGTAAGAGCAGTTGTAACCTGCTACGTTCTGACGCTCTAGAGCCTCACCTGAGGTCATGATTGAGCGCATTGAGGGCATAACGTCCAAGTTAACCACAGCTGTCTCAAGACGAGCACGGAGCTCAGGTGTCAGTGTGTAGTTGTTTTTCTCTTTAAGTTGTTTCTCCATGAAGTCAAAGTAACGAGCTGTTGTCTCGCTCCAGTGTTCACGACGACCTTTATCGTCTAGGTATCGGCTATATCGGCTTTTTGCGATGTAAGTTTGGTAGGGGGTCATTGTTGTAGTTGTCATTTGTCTTGTTTTTGCTCGTATTTAGATAGTAAGAAAAGAATGGAATTAATTGCTTGCATCAACTGAAGCTGATCATGCAAAGTCATCCCAGTCAAGGGAGGGACAGGATTAGGCCATTTAGCCCTCACATTGTCCCAAAAAGGTGTTACAGCATCTTTCATGATGCTTTAGCCTCTTCCAGCTCAATTAGCTTCTCAAGGTAGTGAATAGCTTTTCGGAGGTCAGCTACGCCACCCTTGTCACGCCAGCGGGACACGTATTTTACACAGTTTCCTTCAAAATAGCCAAGGTTATTTGCGTAAATATAGTCCCAAGGTTGAATTTCTTTATCTTTGTAATGCTTTCCACTTACTTGCTTCTCGTTTGCAGAGGGGATAGTGTCAGGAAGAATGGGCGAACCCATGTTATATCCTGCCATGTATTCCTCAATTTCCTTGATTGTCGGTTTGCTTGCCATACTTTCTCTCCAAATATTCGATTGATAAGAACATCTCGTCAAAGTGTCCGTCTTCTACCTCATTCATGACCAGTAAGCCCCGCCAGTGACGGTTACTCAGCTGATCCATGTAGTCTTCATCATGTAGGTAATAAGAGCCAGCGACAATAGCACAAATAGGCTTACCGTCAGCACGTTTTCCGTAGGCGATCTGTTTACCTTGTTGATGACCAGCAATGCAAGACATGTGAAGCTTGCTAATGATAGCGGCAGGAGAAGCAGCAGGACGTCCCATAGCTCCAACAGGCCAATAGTGATTAAAACCAACACCATTGATAAAAACAGGATGTAAGAACTCATGTACTTCCCAATCTTTTAAGTTAAGGTCATCGTAGGTCAGTAGGCCTTCAAGCATCGGGTTGTTGTTCACAGCCCTTGTGAGGCGGTGCTCATGATTACCCTTCAAGAACACCATACGAGGCTTGTACAGCTTCTGCTTAGCGTCCTTCTGAGCCTTCTGGAGGTTGTGTAGAGGGTTCAGTAGGGACAGCATCCCTGTGTTCCCTGCTGCTACGTCAGCTAGGTAGCGCTTACCTTCAAAGTACTTGCTACCTGCTTTGTCGTGGCTTGAGAGACTTGGGAAGTCCCAGTGATCTCCCAAGTGAACTACCACATCGGGACGGTACTCACAGATAGCTTTACCAGCCCAAGTCAAATGCTCTTGTGGGGCATCTGGTTTGCACTGAGTATCTGGAATCACTAGGATCCTCATTCCGACACAACCTCAAAAGGAACTGTTTCGTAGATCTCAGGGTGAGCTAACAAGAGCTTCTGAAGGATCTCATCGTTCAAGCAGCGACCATATCCAGCCATAGGTTTATTGGTGTATTGGCAGATCTCGTTTAACGGGAATCTGACTGAGTAGTACACCTGTTCTTTGATGTTGTAACCGTAGTGCTTCTCCATGTTGTCCAAGATAGTGTCTAGGAGCTCCATCCAAGTGCCTTCGTGAGGCTCAATGATGACTGTGTGTACAGCTTTCTGATCTTCGCCAAGCTCATTGACCCACTCAGGTGTGTACATCTCAAATCCCCAGTAGCCATCCTTATGATCAGGCTCTGTACTAACGCTATTATCGACAAAGGTAACTGGTTGTGTCCACAAAGAAGTGAACTTGTCTCGAACTGCTTGCATAGAAGATTTTACATTATCAAACATTGTTAATCCTTTTACAGTTGTTGGTTGAATGATCTTATGGAAATACTGTTCTAGCGCCTTGTGTGCGTTAAGTGTCATTGAAGTCCTCGTCTATTGGATGATACACTACCCATTGGGTCTCAAAGATACCGTTACCGTAATCCTTAAGTACTTTAGATGTCTGCATCATTCTACACCCTAATCTAGGATGATCGGTGACGTAGACCTTGTAGCATCCATCAGTCCAATCAGGCTTGAACAGTGGTGGCTTATAGTGAACTACTATTTTGCTCATCTTCGTAGTTCATGTCGTCTTGGTATTTCTTAGATGCTTCAATACCTCTTTCCAAGGCAGTAATGATGCCTAATCGTAGAAGGGAATCACGCTCATCATCACTCATGTCGAATGTGTAAGTAGCGCTACCGTCTTCGTGCTCTTTAAGTAGTTTGACGTCCATCTGATACTCTCTTTCTACGTTCAATGATCCAATCATGAGGGATCGTTTTGTCTGCGTACATAAAACCGTTCTTAACACACCACTGAGCATAGGTTGTGTATGAGCCCTTGTTTAGCTTTTGATTGCTATTAGAGAATACAAACCTTATGTCCAAGTGTGGTTGTTGCCTTTTGATCAGCATGTGTTTCTTACGATCTGCGATTAAGAATCGTCCCTTAGTCTCCACGATGATCCCATTATCTAGCACAAAGTCAGGTGTGTACTGGTGTTCACTCGCTGGCTTAATGTACCTGATCTTAGTCTCTTCGTAAGTGAAAGGAACCCCTGCTTCAGTGAGAGCCTTAGCGACATCTTCCTCCAAGCCGCTACGCCACCCATGCTTCAAAGCGTTAGCTCTTTTACTGCTTGTTACTTTTCTCGTTACCATTCAATTTAGTCCGTTCGTACTGGTGCATCAAAGAACCGAAGGCATCGACAAAGATCTCGTTATGGTCAGTCTGCCCCATAGAGAACATGATCGCATGTACAAGCTCATGGAAGAAAGTCTGCTCAGTGTAGTTCTTGTTCATACCTGTGCGTAAGTAAATAATCTGAGTAGTGCAATCACACTTGCCGTACTCACTCAAATCATCTACGTACTTGACTGTCCACTGGCATCCGACCAAGTAGAAGGAGCTTGGTATGTTTGGTTTGGTACTCGTCTTAACCACAGGAGCCCCGCATTTTCGGTAATACGCTCTTCGGTAAGACCAGCTTCAAGATATGATTTAACAACTGCTGCATACATTTCCTCTTCAGTTTTACAATCCACTAGAATCTTTTCTGCCTTCTTAGGCCCGATACCTTTCAAGCCGATGATGTTGTCAGTACGATCCCCTGTGAGCATCTGTGTGTAGAAGTTACGAAGACCTTGCTCCTCAGTAACGTAGTACTCTTCATGCTTCACGAAGTTATAATGCCAACCTGCAACTTGGTCTAGGTCTTTATCAATGGAGACAATCCACCCACCTGTCTTGGTAGCCTCGATAGCCACTGCATCGTCAGCTTCCTGTCCTTCGACCAGTTCTGCACCAAGGCGCTGGAGATGGGTACGGATAGCGTCGTAATGAATTGGCCTCTTAGCATCCTTCCTGTTCCCTTTGTAAGGCTCGGTGACTGCTATGTCGTTGCGATAGTTACCCCTACCAGTGATGTACGCTTTGTAGTCATCACATTGTAGATTCTGGTAAACGATCTCATTAACCAAGGCAGTCACACGGCCTAAACAGATAGCCTCATCAACGTCATCACTAGCGAAACCTACTCGGTAACAGATAATGTCGGCGTCGATGATGGCTAATCTAGGACGCTCAGAGAGCGTTGTCATCGTCTTCCGTGGTAACAGCTTCTGGCACGTCAGTCTTGACTTCAGTGACCATGACTGTCTTTAGAGAAGGGGCATTGCCATGCTTAGCTGACATACGGTGAGTGTATGAACCCACGATAGCTACGCACTTAGAGCCGTTACCCAAGGCCTCGATAGGCACTTCCTTGAGGCTGTCATCTGTTGGCTTGAACAAGTACTTGCTCTTAGCTACGATGAAGTTACCCATAGCATCCTTGTGCTTGACTTTGATGCCCAAGCTTGTGAGCTTAGCTGCATCGTCATCGCTGATGTTGCCGATGGTGCATTCGTACTTGTCGTTGTCTGTATTGAAGGCTTTGTTGAACTCAGCCATCCACTTAGTCCAAAACAACTCACCGCTAATCTTCACTGGTTTCAAATCGCTCATCTGGTTTCCTTACTTGGTTAGGCCGTAGCCGATGGGGTTTCCACTTGCGTGGGGTTTTGAGCAACTGCTTGCTCGTCAATCTTCTTCAAGAGCACGAAAGCGCCTGTCTTAGTTGGCAGCTCTCCGAGTACTTGAAGAATGAATTGTACTTCATTTGGTTCGAGATTTAAGTTCATAGTTTTCCTTTTAAAGTTAATGGGTTTCTTTCCAGTTTCTACCTATCTTGTATTCCCCATCGAGAGGACAGCGTAGCTTAAAAGCTACACCAGCTTCTCTGATGGATTGTACACAAGCTTTACCTGCTTCCTCAGCAATGTCAGGTGAGCACTCGAATTGTATCTCATCATGGACATTGGCAACGATCTTCACATCCCAAGCGTTAGCCTTGATTCTATCATTAAATATCACTAGAGCTTTCTTCATGACAATCGCGCCAGCGCCCTGTAGTAAGCTATTGAGTGCCGCATGTTCAGAACGCACCCATATTTTACGACCATCAAGCCCGGGTACAAAGCCCTTGGACGCATATACGGATACTTTATCACGTAGATGTTTGAGTGAGGGAGTCCCTTTAAGAAAGGCATCGATGAGCTTTTGTCCATCCTTAGCACTACCACCGACAATCCCGCCAATCTTCGATGGCCCTGCGCCGTACAAGAACGCATAGATGAACGTCTTCGCTTGGTCGCGTGTTTGTAGCGAGGCTGCTTTTTGATTAACCGTGTGGACATCCGTACCGTCTTTAGACGATCCCTCGGTGACTGTCTTGACATACTTATCATCCTTCATGTAATGAGCCAACATACGTAGCTCTAGACCACTTGCGTCACATCCTACTAGGACGTTACCTTCCTCAACAGTCCAGCACTGACGACACTCAGGGCCGTAAGGTGAGCCAGAGTTAGGGATCTGTGCCATGTTGGGCTTCATGTGCGTCATACGGCCTGTTACAGCCCCGTTGGTGATGACTCTACCATGTACCCTACCGCTAGGTGATACAACCTCCAGCCACGACTCAATCTG